CCGCCGCCGCAGTAAGGATCACCGACATTGATAGGGCCATTCGTGTCGTAAGCACCGGCGCCGCCCGTGCCACCACCACCACCGCCCCGAACCGTGCCACCGCTGTTGATTGTCACGCCGCCCGTCATTGGGAGGCGGCAATAGATTGCGTCGCCACCCGCCGTGCCCGAACCTAGTCCACCGTCACCACCGGGACCGCCGCCGCCATCCACGATGCCGCCAGACTCGACTACAAGGGTCAACGCGATGGTGTAGCTGCCAGTAGGCCATGTGCCCGTGTCGATTCCGTAGCCGCCTGCTACGCCCCTGCACGTCACCGCATTGGGTACTTTGAAGGTGGCTGTTGCGTCCTGTGTGCCTGAGTAGCCGTTCGCGAGGGCGACCGTGTAGAGATTGACTGCCGCGCCGCTGGATAGGTTGATCGCCGAAGGGGTCCAGCCTGCCGGTGGATCGCCCGGTGTTCCTTCAATGCCCGGCGCAGCTACCACGTCCCAATAGGCCGTGGCGCTCGCTGTGCCCGATGGTGCCTGAGCGGAAAAGCTGTTCTGAATGGCACGATAGGAGCCGCCGCTGTGGCTCACCACGTTGCGGAGGTAGTAGGTGGTTCCGCTGCTATAGGCGCGGGAAACGCCCTGGGCGATTTCCACAGGCGTGGACCAAGCTCCAATTAGCGCGCCACCACTGCTCTTGTTGCCGGTGCTCTGCCACAGCGTTTCGGTTCCGGACGGGGCGCTAGTAGCCCATCCACTTGGGTTGTCTCCGGTTGGAGTTGAGGGCGGCGCGTACTGACGCTTGTAGATAATTGCCGGGACGCTGGCTGCTGTGCCAGCAACACCAAAGCCTACTGAATTGACACCCATTGTGGCGGCATAGAGTGCTCCTTGAACGTGAAATGCGGTAGTCGAAGAAACGCCTGTGACGGTGCGAATAACCGCCCCGTTCTTGAGATAGACAATTGTGTCGTCGCGATGCGCGACCCCAAGCACGTCGCTTGTGGTGTAAGCGATGCTGAGGTTGGTTCCGGTGCCATTCTCATAGGCCCATAGATTGGCAGACGCTTCCGCATACAGGGCGTAGTCAATGTCCGAGTAGCTGTAGCTCGCGGGGCTGGCGTTTAGACCAACCATGACGTTCTGAGTTGTAGCGTTGGGTTTGTAGGTGGCGAACGCCTGAGCGAACTTCTCAGTGGATTTGAAGCCCTCTACCCATCCCGCGCCAGTGACGTTATTAGTAAAGCTCGATCCGGAGCGCGTCGTGTTAGTGGAGAGGATCGGCACCCACGCAACCGATCCATCGGCGCCGGGCGACCCGGTTGAACCCGTGGAGCCAGTAGCGCCAGTGGAGCCGGTTGATCCAGTCGCGCCAGTAGCGCCCGCTGATACCTTAACTACGCTGATCTTGTCAGTAAACGTAGTACCATCCGTGATCGACCCGGTAACAATCACTCCAGTAGAGGAATTGACTGCGATAGCGGTGGCAAAGTTCGCCGCCGTCATCGTTACGCTGTCGCCGGTCGTAGCGCTTAGGTAGCTTGAGGCAGTAAGCGAGTTGAGCGCAAGGTCCGTCATGGTCCAAGTGACGGTGCCGGTTGTGTTCTGCTTGTTCGCAGTGAATGTAGTGGTCTGAGTAGAAGGGGTGAGCGTACCAGCGCCGTTGTAGAAGATCGCTTGGCGGTCGCTGATTACGGTAAGGGTCTTGGCGTTGGCGCCGGCCGCTCCAGTACTACCCGTTGAACCCGTACTTCCAGTGCTACCAGTGCTACCAGTTGCGCCAGCCTTCGCCTTCGTGAGAGTAAACACCTTATCAATCGTGACGCCCGTGTATGCGCCGCCGCCTGTTGCCCGGATAGTAAGCGAGGCAGTATCAGTGCCGCTGTGCCCGAAGTTGCCAGAGCTAGTACCAGCGGCGGTGACGCTGTACGCCTGACTTACATAGCCTTCCGTTAGGGCCTGTGGGTCGCTCTGTGTGGAAAGCGTGAAGTTGCTAGAAACGTCTGTAGCGCCCGAGAAGATAACAAAGCTGCCGCTTGCCCCTGTGTAGCTGCTCACTGCGCCAGCGCTGTCCGCAGGGACCGTATGGGCCTCGTTTGTGAGGTATCCAACAATCGCGGCTGCGCCGGTCGCTCCAGTAGCGCCGGTAGAGCCGGTAGAGCCGTCTTTCACCTTCACGATGCTAACCTTGTCCGTGAAGGTAGTACCGTCCGTAATGGAGCCGGTAACGACAACGCCCTGCGCGGTGTTGACAGCAATGGCCGAACTAAAGTTGGCCGCAGTCATGGTAACGGTATCGCCCGTAGTGGCGCTAAGGTAGGTAGCCGGAGTTAGTGTGTTGCCTAGTGTGTCTTTGAGGGTCCAAGTGACAGTGCCACTTGTGTTCTGCTTGTTGACGGTAAGGACAACATCCTGAGTAGACGGCGATAGCGCGTCAGCATTGTTGTACTTGACTACAATGCGGTCCGCAATAACACTAAGCGTCTTAGCAGCCGCACCCGCCGTTCCATCGTCACCATCCGCTCCAGCTTTCGCTTTGGCAATGGAGTAAATCTTGTCTACTATGTAGGTGCCGTAGGTGGCGCGGAATGTAGCGGTGCCGCTGTCCGCAGACATGCTCGCTACCGTGTAAACGCCGGTGCTGCTATTAATGGAAACATCAACGCCAGTTTCGGACTGGACAGAATAAACCGTACCCGCGCCAGTAGTAATGTCCGTTGCGCCATCATAGAGGTAGAAGGTTCCGCCTGCGCCAGTGAAGCTTGCGACCACTCCCGCGCTGCTAGCCGGGACAGTGTGAGATTCGTTGGTTAGTCCGCCGTTGACTTGCTGAATGCGCGCTAGCGCTAGCGCCTCGGAAAGAGCATCGCTGATTCCGCTCTGTGGCGACCAGTTGCGATCTCCGCCGATGCGGACTTTGGTAACTCGGGAGGCTGACGCTTGCGGATTAATCGACTGCACCAATGGGGCAACGGAGCGGTCGTCAGTAAGCTCAACGGGCGTCTTTGCGGAGGTGTTGCGTCCAAAGAACCATACACCCTCGCCGTCCGCAAAGGAGTAGCCGTTGATGCCCTCTAGCAGCTCTACGATTACGTCTCGGACGGTTGCTTGGTTTGTGGTGTAGTAGCCGCAAAGGTCGTAGGGCCATGCCGTGTCTAGCGCAGTAACGGACGTTTCGTTTACGTCGCCCGAATCTACCTCGCCCTGTGTGCGGAGAACGTGGGAGCAGATTTCACCAACGCGGACTGGATAGTCGCCTCCGTCTTTCGCGCCCTGTACGTCTGCGGTAATCTCGCCCGTGGGTTCGGCGCCCAGGCGGAACATACCAACGGCTGGAGCCTTGGCCCATTCGCCCTCGTCCAGCGTGAGCGCAACCAGAGCGTCATAATCAGCCGCCGTGTCCGTAGCTGCGCCAAGGCCAATCGCGTTCTCGAATACCTCGTCTACATCGTCGGTCGTGCCATAGCCGTGGTACTGGTAAACCCAGTTGATAACGTCGATTAGGACAGGGGAGACGTTGCGGGCTGCGCCAGAGCACCAAGGCTTGAGCGTCCCCTTTAAGTCGGTTGCGCCTTCCTCATCGCCAGTACCAGCGTAGGAGGCGGTGAGTAGGTCCTTGTCCAAGTCGCCTTCTGCGCCTCGGACCCCAATCTCGCCATTAATGCGGCTCTGTAAAACAAGTGGATTGCAGCGGCCGGCGAGGATCTGGGTATAGTCGCCAAAGTCATCGCCCGGAGTACCAATCCACAGCTTGAACGTCGCGCCATCATAGTCGAGGTGCTTTAGTAACTCAACGCTTTCGCCGTCCTCCATGAGAAGGCCGGGCGGGAAGCGCAGTCCGAACGAACTGTAGCCGCAGTCAAAGCCGGGCTCGCCGTTCTCGTTCTGGAGGACGTAGTTTACTTCGGGGACTTTGGTTAGTAGCGGAAGCCACTGAGCCAATGAATCGTTCACCAGCACCGTACCCTTGCCCGCTAGGGAGAGGTTAATAGTGCGGGTGTCGTCGGTAGCTGGATCGAATGCAACAATCTCAGCCAATAGCGTGTAAGGATTCATTCACTAGCTCACATGGGTAACAGGACCCGGTATTTAGCCAGTGCTGGAAAGGGGTCGGCCTTAGACGGTCAGGGCTGTGATGGCGATTTCAGCGTACCAGCCATCATAGTAGAGGCACTGTCCAGAAGGACCGCCTTGCAGGCGTCCGTAGACAACCTCTTGCTGCCACGTTGTAGGCGCGGCTGGCTCAGGGACGAACATGACGGGCTTACTAGTGCCAACGCGCATGAAGAAGGGGTAGAGCGTATCCCTCCAAGTGGTCATTGGAATGTAGCTGAATGAGGCTTTCCAGCCCGGCAGCTTTAGGTACTCGTCCGCGTCGCTAAAGCCGGGTCCCGAGTAGAGTACGCCAGTGTCGGTAACGGTCTGCTCGCACGAGTAGTTCATGTCTTTGGTGGTGTCGTAGCGCTTGCCGACGATCACACGGGATGCCTCAATGTAGCCGTCAGGGTGGCCCGTTCCCACAATGTCAAAGCGCCAATGAGTGTATGTCACTACGGACGGCAACTCGAAGATCGTTTTGGTGCGGAACGGATTGGCCTTGGTGCCAGAGAAGGCGGCAGTTGCGGTGCTGTCATAGAGGGGCGCAGACGTGCAAGCGCCGGCGGAATTAGCGGCCCGCACCCTGATTGTGTCTGAGGAGCGGAGGTTGCTGTAGAGCAGCGCAACGCAATCCACGGAGCCCGCCGATTGGACCACAAACGCAGTGCTGAGTGTCGTGCTGCGCCACATCATACCCGGCTCATCGTTGAGCAGATTTGCAGTAGGAGCGTTTGCTACCTCCGCAGCGGCAGTGTGGAGGGTTAGCGCCAGCGGTTCAACGAAGTAGGATAGAGCCATTAATACTGCCCCTTAAGCAACACTTTAGTCGTGCATTCATTGTGGTTGATAGTGACGCTCACCACGCGCATTTCCATTCCCGCGTCTGGCGTAAAGCCGAGAAGGGTCACATCAAAAACTGGGGGCGAGCCGTCTAGTTCGCTAGTGGAGCAAACCGTTATGCCGTCAAGCACAACCTCCAGTAGCTTTCCAGTCTCGCTGTTGTCGGCTAGGATTTCGCTGGCTAGTACGTCACAGGCGGTGTTGCTGTTGTTCGTCTCCAGTTCAATCGTGCGAGCAAGGGGCTGTTCCGTTTTGACGGTCGTGTCCTCGTCCTCGGAATAGGCATACTCACGCATCGCAAACACAGCACGGGCAGGATCAATTGACATTCAGCACCTCCCCGATACTTATAGGTTCACGGGATTGATGCCGCCGTAGCTCACCCCGGGTCCGAGGTTGTTTTGTAGGAGGAATGTCTGGTTGCCATTCTCAATCGCTTCGAGGATGCTACCAAGCAGGTCGTTGTTCACAACGAGTAGCTGGTTGCCGTCTACGAGGTACTGAGTGTTGTCTACTACCGCGTCCACTACCGCCTGATTCTCATTGTAGGCTGAGTTGACGTTATCCATCGCCTCGCTGTTCGCCGCGTTGAGGCGGCTAAGGATGCTCTGGAAATACGGAGTAGCGGTGCCGTACAGACTTGATGCTAGATCGAAGATGCTGCCGCCTAGTGCCGTAAACGCGGAGGCGTCGATGGCTTTGCCTGATGCAATCTCAGCCTCGAACTTGGCAAACTCGCTCAACATGCGGTTGAGGCGGTTTACTCCAGTGATGCCGCTACCGGGTCCGCGTAGCTTCTCCTGAAAGTCCTTTAGTTCGGACAAGGACTCGTCCATCATTTCCTTGCGCTTCAACTGGTAGTAGCGATCTATGTTGGCGAGTTCGCCCGCGGTTGCACCGTTGGCGATCATTTGACCGCGCAGCTTTTCAAACTCTTTGTTGAGGTCCTTCAACGGACCCATGATAGGATCGTCTAGCAGGGCCAGCTCGCGGATAATCGTCTCATACTTGCCCGCTAGCGCGGCTGCGGCGTTTAGGTCCTTAGCGGCCCTTAGAACGCGCTGTGAGAAGTCGCTAATGCCCGTCAGTACTCCGCGCGCGATAGCGTCCTTCAACGCTGCCTCAATGGCTCCCTGTTCAGTGTCGAACTTGAGGACGCCGCTGCCCTTGGTTTTTCCGCTGCCGCTTGGATCGTAGGTAAACTTCTTGCCGCGAGCGCCCAGCGTTCCAAGGGTGAGGCCGGGCAGGAGGTCCGCGCCTAGTAGCTGTTGGATGTTGCGTAGGCTCTGCTCGTAGCTCGACACCATCTTGTCCACGGTATCGCGGAGTTTCTTACTGCCCGACGCGGAGCCGATTTTAATGTCGCCAAACGCATCGACCGAGCTGGTAGCTGACGACTTGGGCGTCTTCTTCATCAGGCCGCCAATGATGCCGCCAACGACCGAAGCCGCCGCTGCAATGATCGGGTTGCCAGTGAGGCCACCAAGCGCGCCGCCAATCTGGGAACCTGTGCTGGAGAACTTGCCCCAGAACATCTTACCAATGCCGCCGACAGCCTGGCCGATCTGCGCTCCCATGCCAGCGCGGCCGAGCATCGTACCCAAGCCCTGCATGAAGGAGCCGTTTGGTCCAGCGAACGACTGGCGCAGCGAGTCGATGCCGCTACCAATGCTGGAGAGCGGACGACGGAAAGCATCGCCATTGAAAATGCTGTCCACCATCCGCGCATTCTCGCGCTGGAAGGCGCTGCCGAGGTTGTTGAGTGACCCATCAATCCGGCGGCCAAAGAGGTTCACAAATGCGCCGAGCGGACCAGCTTGCGCGAAGTTGCCTTGGCTTGACTGCACCATGTTGTTGAGCAGTTTGCCGATCTTTGAAATGATCCCGCCAAACGTGCCGCCAAAGACATCGCCTAGGGCTTCAATTCGATCCGCAAACTCGCTGTAGAAGGTGTTGCTCGCAGCGCGTGAAGCCAACGCCATTCCCTGTCGAATCTCGTCCGCGAACGCTTCTAGTGGTCCGCCCGGCCCTATCAGCCGTTCCATCTCAGCGCGCTCGGTTGCAAGCCGCGTCATTTCACGGCTTCGAGCATAAGCTGGCGAGTAGCGAGCCGCCGCTTCAAGCAAGCGGTTCTGCTGTTGCAGGTCGTAGTTTTGTCCGGCAATAATGCGGGCGCGAGCAATCTCGGCCTGAAGCTTTTCGTTGGTAAGCGACACGCCGCGCTCGAGGGCAGTTTCCTCAATGCGGTAGGCCGCTTCCTCAACCGCCCGCTGGCGGTCTGTCATACCTATAATGCGCGTCTGGAAGGCGAGCTCGCGCTGCGCCGTATCATTGTTGCGGCGCAGTTCAGCGACGAGCTGCGCGGCCTGTAGAAGCTGGTATTCCTGACGTACTCGCGCCTCCATTGCAGCGCGCTCCGTTTCGCCGATTGTCAGCCATTGCTCGCCAAAGGCATTGCGGAGTTCATTGAGTTTGGTTTCCTCGCCCGACAGGGCAACGGTCATTTCCAACAGGCCGCGCTCGCGCTCCATGTTGGCGACCATTTCCTCATAAGCACGCTGCCCGCGTTCAAGCTCGTCTGCCCGCTGCGTCGCTAGTTCAGCCGCGCTCGTCGTATTACCGCGATCCCTTCCTACAATGCTTCCGGGCGCTTCCATGTGGAGGTGGTTTCGGTGGTCGCCAATTGGCGCTTGTCCACGTGCTCTGCGGCGCTCGTTAGCAGACGAAATCGAGCCTCCGGGTCCATTGCCACCCGCCTCATAAATGCGGTTGTTCCAGAGGACGCGGAAGCCCCGTGCCTGATACGAAAGGGCAAGTGCATCAAAGCGGGCGCGAGCAGCCGCGTTGTCGGCTTCTACAAGACCCTGTCCTTGGTTGACGTCGATTGCATAGCGCCCATGTCCCGAAAACGTATGACGGGCGTGGACGCCACCAAACTGGCTGTTCTCGCCAACGCCTAGACCTTGGCTCTGTAGCTCGCGGCCGGCGCCGCCGATCGCTTCCTCCCGGCTCCTCCAAACGTTCCTTTCGGCTGTGCTCGTGGCCGAGGCAGCCGCTGCGTTGGCTGCAATGACGGCGGCCGCTTCCGGTGGACGACGACCAGCTCGGGCGTCTGCAATCTCGCGGTCGGTTGCCGCGATCTGGCTGTCCAGCGCGGCCAACTCGGCAGTGTATTGCTGGACTCGCGAGTCTTGCATCGCAGCTTGTCCAGCGTGCAATTCCAAGCTGCCCTTGCCTCCGCCGCGCCCGATAGCGGCCATGTGCTCGTTGAGGCTCGCGCGGGCGTTCTGGAGCAGGGCACGAGTGTGGTTGCGAACATCGTTCGTCTCGCGGCGCGTCTGTTCGGCGCGGCGAGTGGAGTTTTGGATAGCTTGTCGAGTAGAGGTCGGATCCGCCTGTACCGCGTGGAGTTGGTCGGTTGCTTCTTTCAGGCGGTTGGTAGCTACCTGTGCTTCCGTCTCGCGGGTGGCGAGATAATAGAGGCCAGCTGCGACCGCCGCGATAGCAATGCCCCACGGTCCGCCCATCATAGCCATCAAGCCGCCCGTAGCGAGACGCAGGCTACCCATTGCCAAAGCTGCGCGGCCCGCGTTGGCTGTCATCGCGCCGCCCATTGCGACACTGGCAAACTGGGTAATCACCAAGGCAGCGCGAAGGCGCGTGAACGCGGCAATCATGCTCACCACGCCGCCAATGACGATACGGCCCATGATGACAGAGCCGAGGACGGTCAGGACGCCACCAAGCAGGCGGCCATGGTCACTTAGGAACTGGAATGCGCGGATGAGGCCATTGAGGATTGTACCGACGACTTGGCCCGCTTTCTCAGCAAATGCCTCCAGCCCTCCGACGCCGCGCTCAAGCCCCTGTACAGCCCCGTAGATCGCCGTAGCGAACCCGGAGCCGAACTTGACGAGCATACGGTCCACGGTGTCGCCCAGGTTGCTCATGACACCGTTGAGGGTGCGAGACTGGCGTTCCATGCTTCCGGCGAATTGGACTTCGCCGAGCCGCATCAAATAACCTTCAATCGCGGCGGCGTTGTTTTGTACTTCTGTGGTGATGCCACGGAAGGTGAAGCGGACCTTGTTGCCGTCCTTGCTAGCTCGGATACCGTATTCCTTTAGTCGCTCAAACTCTCCAGTAGCAGCGTCGGCAACCGCCTCGACGAACTGCATCATAGTCGTACCCATTGACGAGGCGGTGTTACCGTAGGAGCGCAGCGCTCGTTCGGTTGCCTGTAGTCCTAGGTTGCGGAGCCTAATGTAGGCTTCGGTGACTTGGTTGAGTGAGTAGGGGGTTGCCGCCGCAAAGCGCTGTAGTAATTGAATCGCTCTAGTCGCGGCGGCTTGCGAGCCGGTGGCAGTAACGAGCATGGCGTTGAGGCGCTGAAACTCTCTGGTAGCGTCAAAGGCCTTGCGCGCCAGTAAGCCAAGCCCGAGGAGGAGGGCGCCACCAATTGCAGCCGCCAGTAGAATGGACTTCCCCCGAAGCCCGCCCATCGTGCTGTCCAAACGGCGCAGCCGGTTGTCAACGTCAGTAGCGCCTCGGTCTACACCTCGTAGAGCGCGCTCAGCCGCTCCGGCACCCCGCACGGCTTCCCGTGGGTCAACAACTAAACGTACAACTGTATCCATTAAAAGAGGCCCCTGCGCTAGACCCGGTATTTAGCGGGGGCTTGCGGGGCCTCTTCACTTCTTCGGCTTTGGCTTGTTCTTCTCGCTAGCAGCCATGTGTGCGGCGTCCATTGCCATCACCACGTCCAGTAAATCGTCAAACTCCTCATTACGGAGAGAGTAACGAGTAGCGTACCTGTCAATGGAGGTAAACGGTATCGCCGCCATCCCCATTCCAACCGGACGGTCTGAGGTGAGAATCCAGTAGGACCGCCAGTAAAATAAGTCGCTCGCTTGAATCTCTGGCTCAGTGGCTAAGCGCTTGTCGATTTCCGCTTCAACCGAAGGATGGTTCTGCATTGTCTGGAGGCGTTGAATGTCGGGGCCATTTGCCACCGACCATTCAAGCCTCTCGATTAGCCGTTTTTTGAGGCCTTCACTGCCTCCTTGCGGAAGTTAGCTAGGTCAGCAGCAAAATCGTCTACCTGACGGAAAATCCAGAAGCGCTCTGGATCGCTCAAGTAGGCAAGTACCATTTCCTTGCTGTGCTCTAGTGGCTTACCGTCAGCGTCATTGATAACGCTGTCCGCAACGTAGTGGTCTACAAACAGTTTGATGGAAATGTTGCGGCCGAACTGAATGTCGGCTTCTGTCTTTGGCTTCTCGACGCGGTTGCGGTCGTGAGGCGATAGTACCTTCTTCGCGTCCATTAGACGCTTGAGCCACATTGGCTGATTGGTGTCTTGTGGCTTGACGGTGAACTTACCGTAGCCGTTGCCTTCCTCGTCAAACACCTCAACTTCTTTGGTGTCAACGCGAGCAGGCATAGGTGCGAAATTGAATGACATGTCTATTAACCTCGGATCTAAAAACGGCAGTAGCGCCGCCGTCCTATTTATTAGTCAAGGCGAAGGGCCGGAATCCGAGTACCGGCCCTTCTATCGCTTACCCTGTACCTGTGGAGGATTAGGTTAGGCGAGTTACCACAATGTCGCTGGCTTGGCCCGAGTTGTAGTCAGCAACGAATGGAACCTCGATCTCTAGCGCGGTGCCATCCTCGGAGTCCTGTGGGATTGCGATAACTGCGCTTGGGATAGAGAAGGAGTAGCCGTTGACGCCCGATCCCATCGTCCAGCTAATGGCGATGGTTGCCGGGCCGCTTGCCACAAGGGCCATGGCGGCTAGGTCGCTTGCAAGGAACTTGATGCTGCCCTCAATCGTGCGGCGTCCAGTGCCGATGAAGCTGGCAGAGGCCGAACCAAAGCCGCCCTTTGCTTCGCGCTCATGTGCAACTGATAGCGACAGCGCAGTAGGAACGATGCCAGTCAGTGAACCAACGGTTAGCGAGGTGATTGCTTCGCCTAGCAGGACTGGCTTGGTGCCAGCCGCCGTGTAGGTAGCGCCAGTAACGATTGCATCGTCATAGTCGGTTGCTAGACCTAGTACGTTAAAGGTTGCCTGTGATGGACCGTTGAACTCTGCTTCAAGGGAGAAGTCCACATAGCAGCCAGTGTGGCGACGATAGTGAGGGGTGGAGGCCGCGTAGTGTGTTTCTTCGACAGTAACTGACTGGAGGCCGGTGCCGCCCTTGAGGACGTTGCTGGTCCATGCGCCACCAAAGGCGCTTTCCATTAGAAGCTCAACTGCGGCGTCGCGCTTGAACTCGATTTCCAATGAGCCTTCTGCGCGCCGACCGGAAAGGTACTGGCCCGAGGAGGAACGGTTTGCTTTACGGGTATTAAGCTGGCCGGTTTCGGCCATTTCGTGTACTGCCGAACCCGGTAGGTGGTCCAGCTTGAGGAACGTTGGGGTAGCAGGAGTAACTCCAACAGTAGCCTCCGCGATGATAGCGATACGAGTGTCGCCTGTGTTAATTGCCATGTGCGGCTAACCTCCAAAAATGGTTTGACCGAAGCCGCCTTGGCTTCCGGCTTATTTATGTGGAGGTCTGTTGGTGGTTTTTGGTTAGCCGTGGCGCAGTGACAAGTAGGCCGTGCTTAGTTTGACGATGAAGTAGGGATCTGTGCCTAGAGGTTCGCGGCGAGTAATCTCCGTATCTGAGCAGCGGAGGTAGCCGTCAGTGGTTTTCCACATGTGGAAAATGTCCCTTGCAGCGTCAGCCAACGCCCATGCTTGCGAGGTTCCCTGACTAGCCGGAATGCATAGTTGGATGATAACGCGGCCCGTTCGGGCCATTACAGGATCATCGGAGCCGCCGGCACGGTGGTACACCTCGTTAGGGTCCACGATGAAGCGGGCGAACGTAGCCGCGGGCTTGTTCTCTAGTGGAAAGTTGTCAACGAAGTAGGGAATGTCGTCATGGTCTGCTTCCCATTCATCGGCAAAGCGATCGGTGAGCGCCAGTACGTCGGTTGTTATACTCATCTTGCGTTCTTCCTCACTGCCTTCTGCACCTCCTTAT